TTTTAAAGTCAATAATTGCAAGCTCACCTTCATATTCAGCGATGCAATCTACTCGTCCAGCGATACCTAACACATCGCTATACAAACATTTCTCAATAGCATGAATATTATTTATCTTATCTAGAAACGGTTTAGTGGCATCAAACATGAATTCAATTTCTGGAGATTCATGTTCAACAACTTTATTTTCTAGATAATCTTGTGCGGATTTGTGAAAAGAAGTTCCTCGTGTAGTAGACTCTTTGATAACTCGATCAGCTTCTTTATCACCAACTTTTGCTCGCCAATCTTTAAAAACTTGACGATTGTAATGTGACGTAATCGAAGTGATAGATGGATACAAATTCCCTGTGGATGGAGAAGGATAGTATCGGTTTCCATCCACATAGGTTGTTTCCATTTCAGGAAACTCAATATCAAGGTGAGTAAACATTAGAACCCCAGTGCCAATTTATTAACGATGTAGGATTTTACTAAACCAGATCTGACAATATCTTCAACCCCAAATTCAATACAGTCAAACTCAGGCATAGCCATAAGAATTTTGGTGAAATCGATGATACCATTGCGTTCATTGGTTTTGATCAAATCGGATTGAGTTGCATCACCACAGAACATGATCTTACAATTTTCACCAACACGAGTGATGATAGAATCAAGTTCATGGAAATTCAAGTTTTGACATTCATCAATTAGAAGAATTGAATTATCAAACGTAGTACCACGGATGAATGAGGTTGACCAGAATGAGATAGTTTCTTGCGTTTTAAGATTGCCATAGAGCATCTCAAAGGAAGGATCATCAGGCATCTCAAACATATATTTTACCATATTCTTATAAGGAATCTGATAAAGTGAAGATTTATCTTCATGGTCTCCAGGAAGAAAACCAATCTCTCTGGTTGCAACTAGTGATCGTACAATATAAAGTTTTTCATATGGAGTGGTGGAATCCAGAACATCACGCAATGCGAGATACATGGTGATGAATGTTTTACCTGTTCCAGCAGCACCATAGGCAAAAAGATTTTGTCCCTTTTCATAAGCATCAAAAAGAACTTTTTGATTATCTGTAAGGGGTTCAATGTCAATTAGAAAATCGTCATTGATTGGCTTCTTACGACGAAGCTGTTTGGCACTCATGCCGATGCCAACTTGAGAGATTTGTTTTTTTCTTGCCATGTAATTTACTTATAGGGTTTTACTACAGAACCAGGAATTTTTGAAACACGATGAAGAACTTCATTCCATCCACCATCGGTTTTATTTTGGAAGTCGCCAACACCACTAACGGCGCTTGCAGTTCCAGCAGACCAGTCTTTATCCCAGTCTGGATTTTCTTTTCTCCATTTATCATACTCTACCATAGACATGTAGAGTTCTTGTTTTTCTCCAGTTACTTTATTAAACACAGGATATGTTGGCATAAGACCTCCTATTCAATTAAAATTGCTGATTGATCGTTACATGTCCAATCAAGTGCTTCAGCAATTGTTGGAAACTTACTGACAAATACACAGCGACATTGCTCTGCAATCATCATATGTTCTTTTTGTGTGCCATGTGCAGATCTAAGATTGATATAATGAATCCAAGATCTAGCACTGCCTGTCATATAAATTTTGGTTGGAGTTGCAATTGGAAGTACAAATCTAGCACATTCCTTTGCCACACCATTCTCAAGAAGTTTATTATAAAGATCTTGAGATTCTTTAAAGTGCATCTCAATCATCCCCTCCATGTATGCTTTGTCACGAGGATTCAAATCATCAATTGAATTCTGACGATTTTTTGTATCTTGACGGCGCAGATCTGGAATTTCAATTTGGTCAGCAAGCAGATTAGTATCTGCATAACGCTGCGAAAATTCTTGGAATGTAAAACTTCTATGACGTAAAATTTGAGCAGCAATTCCTCTAGTCGTATTAATTTCTAGAGTCATGTAAGCTTGCTCAAAGATACTCCAATGCTCATGTTTGATGCAGTATTTGAGAAGTCCTGCTGCAGTATCAAAGTTAAGTTGATTATTTGGATTACTGACTCTAGCAATATATGAAATTACTTCTTGTGCATTTTTATTGATCAATTCACCAGCACCTTGAGTGATGGCAATCAATTTTACATTATTCATAGAAATGAAAATAGACTACAGTATTATACAGTATTGTTTTGAGAAAGTCAAGTTATTTTTTGGGTGGCTTTGAAACTCCAGTTCCAGTGATGCCAAGTTGCTTTCTATATCTTAAAGTATTTTGCATTGCTTGCTGACGTTCTCTATTGGCAGCAGCAATATCTCTTTCTCTTTGACCACCAATTCCCGTAGTTCGTGATAACTGTCTAAGGGCATAAGCGCCAATTCCGCTCTTATCAACAGTATCTCTAGATGCTACAGAAGCTCTTGCAAGATATGTTGCTTTACCACCACGGTATGCCAGATCTCCTACTCTACCACCAGGGAGAATCTGTGTTTTGGGAAGTTGTACCGTCTTTCCACCAGTGGTAACTGTGTTGGCTTTTTGATTGAAAGTAGTTGGTCTTCCAGTTCCTACAATCCCAGACCCTTTAGTAGCACCATAAACATTAGCTTTTGATGCCTGCTGTCTAGAAGATTGAACAGCTGCTTGAACACGTTGATTGCTTAATCTATCAGATTGTTTTGCACGAGCAGCATCAATTTGTTTCATTCTTTCTTTACCACCAAAAGGATCTTCTAACTTTTTAATCACACTTGATGCTGCGGATTGTCCTGCAGTGTATCCAAGTGCGCCAGCAACAACACTTCCAGGAATATTAATCCAAGGATTTTTAGGAAGAATTCTAGATGCAGCAGTTGATGCTGCGGTCATGCCTGCAAGTCCACCACCAGCTTCGGCAGATGCTTTTGGAAGAGCTGTTGCTAATGGTTCTCCTTTTGCTTGCCTCTCTTTTGTGCCTGCGTAAATATCATACCCAGTAGCACCCACAGTTAGAGCACCCATTGCTCCTCGACCCAATCTCCCTAACGCACCAGATTGATTTGGTGTTTGTGTCTTTGGAGGTTCTGGTGGAGGAGTTGCTCCTCCACTATTTTTTGCAGCGTTTTGTGCTTGATTATATGTTTGTTTAAATTTATTTCTAATTTCTCTTGCCTTTGCGGCAGCAGCTGGATTTGCGGTGACCCATCTCTCAAAGTCTGCATCACTCATCTGAGCAAATCCAGTTCCAGCAGCTTCCACAATAAAATTAGAAAACGTTTTCATCTATATTAAAACCTTTTTTTTATTTATCTGCCACGCTTCTTAGGTTGTTCTGGTTTAGTTGCACCGTATAATTTTGGATTAACTGTACCATCTGTCCACTTCATAGATTTCAATGCTCCTGCTCCAAACTTATCATAGTAAGCATCAAAAATTTTTACTTTAGCAGAGCATTGAACAATATCATATAAGGTAACACCATTTACTTCATATGCTACCAAGTAAGAATCTAAAGGAAGTTGTTTAGATTCTGCAAGAAGTTTATCACATTTCTCATGTAAGATTTTTACACCAGTTTTTTTGATTTCTTCTTTTTCCTGTTTTGTCCAAACAGTATCGATACTACGATCTATTTCCCCATTGAATTGTGGGATAGGCTTCTTTGACGACATTGTGAGTGATTCGATATTTTTTTCCAAGATTTTTATCCTTTACTAAGCATACAATTTCAGCCTCATCTTGATGCAAAGCCTCGATCAATTGAATGAAGAGAACTTCTTTTTTTGATTTCGACATTTCATAGTCTCCACCCTCAATAAAGTGGTAGAACTTTCTATATTCATTTTGAATTCTTGTATGTTCTGTTCCAGCTGGAGCATCATTAGGTGTATATGGAACTTCACCTTCAGGTAAACAGCTTTTAAGTGAAGGATCAAAATTCCAAATTAAAAGAGATTTTAATGCTGGACTTTCATACTGCTGCAGGATAGCAGATTTTTCTTCTTTTGTTTTTGCGTTAGATACTTTTTGTAGAATTTCCGACATCAACGGATTATTAGGTAATTTCATTTCAACTCCTTAAATTAATTACTCATCTTCATCTTCATCATATTCTTCCATTGCATCAAATCTAAATGCAATTACTTCGTCTGGAATCAACGTACCATTTTCATCAAACATTTCTGGATGGATTCGCTTTTTCTTAAAATAATCTTTGGCTACCCAACCAACTAATCCACCCACAATCAGAAACATTAATGAAAATAAAACGGTGAATGTTATCGAAAAAGCTAATAATTCCATTTGTGTTCTCCTCTACTTTATGTCCTTTACATCGAAGGATAATTCAAAGTAGATGGTTATTTCTTTTCGGAAGAAAGTCACCATCTTACCAAACTTAATAAAAAAATTTTTGGGTTTGGGTTCTTTCCTCCTTTTACGACGAAGCATCAATTCAACACCTTTATTTATTGTAGTCATATTGACAACATTAAATTTTTACATAACCTTCATTTAAAAGGTGAGCAATTGTATCTGCACAACCACCAAGAAGCTGATCATTTAAAAGAACTTGTGGAAATGTAGAACCCTCACCAAACTGATGATAGAATTGCTCCTTAGTAAAGTGGTCGTTCAGTTTATAGACGACATGACTTAAATTTGCTTGCTCAAGAAACTGAACAATCTTATTGCAATAAGGACAACCATCTTTTGAGTATACAGTAAAATTCATTTTCATAATTCTTTCTCTAACAATTATAGTAAAAATAGTGCTGTTTGTCAATAACCTCTATTAATAACCTGTATCCTAGGCTGTTCAGATTTAAATGCTTCTACGAGATAGTTACATGCTTTTAAAGGATTGCAATGATCTCCACATGTAAAAATATCAATAGCTGCATAATTTTTTTCGGGCCATGTATGAATTGATAGATGTGATTCTGATAATAAACAAACTGCAGTAATTCCTTGTGGCGTAAACTCCACAGATATTTCATCCATTAAAGTTGCATTTGATATTGTAATGGCTCTTCTTAAAGATTCCATTATATAATCCTTATCATTTAACAACTCTGCATGTGCATTACAAGCTTCAAGGATATAATGTGTTCCAAGATGTTGTTCCAATTTTTTTAACGAAATATCTGTGGTATTTAGAATTAAAAAAAGAGGTAAATTTTATTTAAATTTAATCAATTGTTCACCATAGCAGATGTACCAATCAATACCTTTACCATCACTATCACCAGACATTTCAATATTTTCTCCATTGTATCTAGCGCCAGTAACAATGGTAAATGCATCAGCAATCTGTTGAATTTCAACTACTAATTTTTTAGGATCAAATTCTTCATCATCAGGAAGACTAAATGTTCCTTGATAACTTCCTTTCTCTACTGAATGATAAAGCATCCAAACTCCAGATGGTGAACAAAGTTCATCATCATATTCAACAATCGCAGAATCTTGCTCGTCTTCAATGTGAACACCTTCAAGAATTTCTTCATTGGTGTAATATCCAAGTGATTCAACTTCGGCAAGAAAAATTGATTCTTCATCATCTTCAGTTTTGCAAACCCCCACATACTGATCCGTATAAGCTCCCCAACCCATACAGCCATCTGTAATCGTATCCCAAGTAGGAAGATCAGTATCCTCTCCACTCCAACAATCACTTTTTTCTGCTAGAACATCATGGTCAAAATCAATTTCACCTTCTTCATTAAAGGTAAAATAATTTTCAACCTGCTCTTCAGTAAGTTCTACAGCTCCAATTTCTCCAAGATAGGTACGTGCCCAAGGATGCTCACCACCAACCCAAATAGTGTATTCAGTCATAGGTAATAAAAAACCACCTAGACATTCTAGGTGGTTTGAGATTATTTGTCAAGTGGTCTTTTAGACGGTGGCTTATAATCTTTTGGAGGTCGATACAAATTTGGAAATGTATCTCTTATGATCTCTGCAAGTTTATAAGCAGTTTCCGAACTAATCATCCAATTGCAGGTGCAGTCAGAGCAACAGGTGTCATATCAGCAGCAGCAAGATCAAGAGGGAAGTTGTGGGCGTTACGCTCGTGCATTACCTCAAAGCCAAGGTTAGCACGGTTCAGAATGTCAGCCCAAGTGTTGATGACACGACCATTGTTGTCAAGCAGCGACTGGTTGAAGTTGAAACCATTGAGGTTAAATGCCATGGTGCTAACACCAAGAGCAGCAAACCAAATACCAACGACGGGCCAAGCGGCAAGGAAGAAGTGCAGCGAACGTGAGTTATTGAACGATGCATACTGGAAGATCAATCGTCCAAAGTAACCGTGAGCAGCTACGATGTTGTAGGTCTCTTCTTCTTGTCCAAACTTATATCCGTAGTTTTGGGATTCGTTTTCAGTAGTCTCACGAACGAGTGAAGACGTAACCAGACTTCCGTGCATAGCACTAAAGAGGCTGCCACCAAATACCCCAGCCACGCCAAGCATATGGAAAGGATGCATAAGGATATTGTGTTCTGCTTGGAAGACGAGCATGTAGTTAAACGTGCCCGAGATTCCGAGAGGCATTGCATCACTGAAGGAACCTTGACCGAAAGGATAGACAAGGAACACTGCAGAAGCAGCGGCAACAGGAGCAGAGTAAGCAACACAGATCCAAGGACGCATACCAAGACGGTAGGAAAGTTCCCATTCACGACCCATGTAAGCATAGATACCAATCAGGAAGTGGAAGACGACCAATTGGAATGGCCCACCGTTATATAGCCACTCATCAAGAGAAGCAGCTTCCCAAATAGGATAGAAGTGAAGTCCAATTGCATTGGACGAAGGAACAACAGCACCAGAAATGATGTTGTTTCCATACATGAGTGAACCAGCAACGGGTTCACGAATGCCGTCGATGTCCACAGGAGGAGCAGCGATGAAGGCAACGATGAAGCAGATAGTAGCAGCAAGCAGGCAAGGAATCATGAGGACTCCAAACCAACCAACATAAAGACGGTTATCGGTTGATGTAACCCACTGGCAAAACTGTTCCCAAGTATTCGATTGTTGTTGTCTAGCGATTGTAGCAGTCATTTGTTAAAAAAGTAGTAAGACCATCAGGGAAATGGTGGTGATACTATGCTCCCGCCACCCTCAGGCGGGATATGAGAGACGTAATTTATACACCCATAGGTCTCGGTTAACGGGTGTTACAAACATTAAAGAAGTGTTACATTCTTTAACGTAATGACCTATTTAGTATAGCAGCAATCATTTTTCTTGTCAAGGGTCTCCATAGAATAAATATCTTTAGCCTCTATTGGTATAAAAAAATGAAAAGATTAGCTTTTATCTTTTCGTTATTTTTAATTACTCCCGTAAGTGCCGCTGAAATTACATCAAAGATAACTGACTCTGTACAACTTAAGGTTGACGCTGCTGCTTCACAAGCAATTAGAGTCGGAGCACAATACTCCGTATCAGGAACAAATATTCAATCATCTACATTTGGTGGTGTAGGTGGTGCTGGAACGTATTCAATTAATACCGCTGGTCAAGCATTTACTTTCTCAGAAAGTTTAATCGATGCTGATACCACTCCCGCATCTGTATCGACTGGAGCAATTGCACCTTATGGAAATATTACCTCTACTGCTGCTGGTGCTGCTGGAAGTCTCGCTGGTACTCTTTCAGGCACATCAGTTCCTACAGTAACTGCTGGTGGTGCTGGTACTACTGCTACTGGTCAAAGATCGATTGAATTAAGCGTATTCAAATGAGACTTATAACTCCCGCTTTGTTTTTAGCAGCGGGAGTCATTTGTACTCCTGCATATGCTGAAAGTGTTGTGCCTAATTTTACCAGAGGTACGATTACTGCAACAACAGAAACAACTACAAAGATTGTAGAAGCTATACGTCAAGTTGAATATACAACTGGCACATCATACACTGTAACTGGAACAAACATTAACATTCCTGCTACTCCGACTCCTGGAGCAAATTATACCATCATAAATCAAGGTGCTCCTTTCCAGTTTAGTGAAACCTATCTTGGACCTGGAGTGGCTAAAGAAACATGGATAGATCGAACTACAGAGCAAAAATCTACAACAAATTCTATATCTGTCTTTACGCAGTAGGTTTATATGTATCGCCTGTGTTGGCTCAAACAGCTCCTAGTAATACTAATATTGCTGGGCCTAGTGCTTCTGCTACTGGAAACGTTACAAACCAAGCGGTTCAAGTCTTACAGGGGCCATACGCAGTTAATACATACGGAGCAGGGGTTAGTTGTCAAGGGCCGACATTAAGTGTCGCACCATTTGCTTTAGGCAATTTTAATGGTGGCAATGATCCGACAACATATCAAACTCATAGTGGCAATGCTGGTATTAGTATGGGAGTTAATTTTCCTCTTGATGGAGGTTTGACTGAACTCTGTAAAGCAAGAGCAAGAGTTGAAATTGCAAGACAACAAGCAGAGGCAGATAAAGCAAGATTAGATTTTGAATTAGTACGTCTACTAAAATGTGGTGAAGCAATTAAATCGGGGATATATTTCCATCCAGAAAGTCCATATGCAAAAATATGTTCTGACATAGTAGTAAAGTATCCCAAAGTACAGGATGTTGTAAATGGAAATAAGACCAATAGAATCAGTAAGAATTAATTCTCCTGAGATTATTTCAACTATTGATGTTCCTGTTACACAAGGGGCAGAAAGACCATTAATAAGAGGATTAGAAGTACCAATTATAAATTATCCAAATCCAGCAATAAAGTATCCAATCATTGATGTACCAACTCAAGAAGAATTTGACGCTGCAGTAAAAGCAGAACAAAAAAAGCAAGAAGAAGAGAAGCAGGAAAAGACAAGGGGACTTCCTGATGCTACCCCTACCCCTCAATTGCCTCCAGTTGTTCAAACTCCCCAAGATAATCGGATTATTTCCGATGATGCCCCTAAAACTAATCTAGGAGTACCCGTTATTGAAGTACCAATCGTCGGAGAAGTCCCTATCCCACCTAAAGAGCAGGTTATTCTTGCTGGGACTACTGCTACTGCCTCTGTTGCTGCGGCTCTTATTGGCAAATCTTTGGTGGAATGGATGGTAGGTAAGATGAAACCTATTGTTCAACAGATATTTGTAAGGGGTAAGAAACTCTTGAGTAGAGATCTTACCCCATATGAACTTCAGGTTTATTTTGCCTTTGAGAAAAGTCAGTCTCTTAAGAAAGTCAATAAATTACTGAAGAAAGAACAGAAGAATCAAAAGAAAGAACAATATAAGAAGTTTCACTCAAAGTGATTACTTCTTACGCTTCGCATCCAGTTCAGCAAAGTTCTTAACCTTTGTTCCACCATCATAAGTCCAAGCATAACCCTCAGCAATCATCTGGTTATTCAATGAAGTCTCTTCACCATTGATAAACAGATGACCGATGATACGACCATACTTCTCTGTAGAGTCTGGAAGTTCGGTCTTGATAAGAATATCCTTTGCGTTCTCACAACGCTTCTTCAACCATTCTTTTGATTCAAGTCCGTATTTCTTTTCGTTCGCATTTGTTGTACGTGACTCAGGAGTATCAACCCCAGCGAGGCGAATCCGTTTAGTAAGAGAAATATCGAACCCCAAATCAATATCAGCGTCAATAGTGTCTCCATCGACTACCTTATGGATTTCTCTGATACGATATATGTATGGATCTTGGTTTGACATCAGAAAGGAAACTTAATACTCCCAGTATTTAGTTTAGGGATAGGTAGTTTCTCAAATGCTTTGTTGACCTGCTTCTCTACAACAGCACCAACAAATTCTTCTGGGTTGTCCAAAATCTTTTGTGCTTTTTGATAAGTCACATAAGCACCATAACAAAGTGCTCCACTAATCGCCAGACTTGTCGCTGACAGAATGAGTGCTAGGTTCTTCATCTTTCATCTCCTCAAATGCTAACTTTAATATGTAGTAAATGATGTATGCTACAAAAGTAAGTCCGCAGCTAAGTATAATTAATACTCCCCACGGAAACTCAGACATTAATATTTACCTTCTACACAATAATTTGACTTTTTGTTTGGTGTATATTCTTTATAACCTTCTTGTGGTTTCATCCATCCACAACCAATTAACCATTCCATTGTCATAGGTGTTGGACGAATCTGTTCCCACAAAGGAGCTTTAACACACATTTCTAAATGCCTTGCAGTTTGACCAGACTGTTCTTCTGCCCAATTAGCATCTGCTTCCCAAGGCACGGCACGACTCTGACCCATAGATTCATAAGATAGTTTAGTCATCTTCATGACCCAAGCAGGAATCTCTGAGTCCTGATGAACTTGTGCCATAAAGGAAGTTTTTAATCCACCTCCCATACAGTCTTGTACAACATGCCACCCTTCATGCCGTAAAGTTCCCAGAAACTCTCTAGGATCTTTTAGAAGTTCTTCGTTGATAAAGAACCGATTATAATCTGGCTTATAAAGCCCAACTGTTCTTGGAGTAAAATACCTACTAGGAGCAACGTAAACAGGAACGTTTAATTTATTGAGTGTTACTAAAATAGATTTAAT